CCTTTGCCGCCGCTACTACTTCCGAAGTAGCGCAGCGCCAGCCACAGACGGCCTGCATCGGCTGCGTAGGCGTGAATTCCTTGGCGCACTGCCGGCAGGCTTTGGGATGTACTGCGGTTAGCATTCAGGGGCCTCCAAGCATTCGCCATGCTGCGGCTGCACATTGGGGCACTTGGCCGTTGCCGATGGCCTTAAGTCGGTGTGTCCGATGGGCCAACCCATCAACCATTCGACCCACTGCGGGTTCAACGCTCCATCCGTCTTTGCCTCCGCTATCGCTACTTGCGTAATCAGCGGCTCGGTTCCAAGTGAGTTCGGCGACCTCGCCCCACCTTTCACGGTTCGGCAGTCCCTGGCTATCGGCGTGGGCCATGTCCTTACTGCAGTCGCAAGCCCGTCCCCGCTGGTTGCACTCGCACCCTTGCGGTTGTGGTTCCCGCATACCGTTGGAGTCGGCCATTGCTTGACTTGCGCCGATAGCTTCGGCTCGCCCCGGCTGTTGATCTTTCCCTTCGCTCGGTTGACTGAATCGTCCGCTACGGGCGTTTGCCACATACGCGCTGCTAGCGCCCGCCTGCTGTTGCTCCCACCGTCCATCCCGTGAGTGTTTGGCGTGTGAAAAAAAGTCTCGTTGTTCGGCACGGATCCAAAGCCTATCCCGCTGGTGCGGCGCCCCAACATCGGCAGCTCCCAGCACTGTCCACCTTGCGTCATACCCGAGCGCGGCCAAATTACCGAGGACAACTCCGAGCCCCCGAGTAACGAGAGCTGGACTGTTTTCCACGAACACGAATCGGGGTCGAACTTCGCCAACGATGCGCGCCATGTGGGACCACATACCAGAGCGCTCTCCGGTGATTCCTGCGCCTTTCCCGGCAACGCTGATGTCCTGGCAAGGGAAACCTCCCGCCACCACGTCAACAGCGCCGCGCCACGGTCGTCCGTCAAAGGTTTGCACGTCATCCCAAATTGGGAAAGGCGGGAAGGTTCCATCGTTTTGTCGTGCGACAAGGACGGCCTGGGCGTAAGGTTCCCACTCAACAGCACAAACGCATCGATGCCCGAGCAGCTGGCCGCCGAGAATGCCGCCTCCAGCGCCTGCGAATAAATGAAGCTCATTCACGCCCCCTCCGCACCGCCGCACTCACCCGCCCAACCAGGCCGGCAAGCATTCCATCGGTCATTGCTTCGTACCGCTTGGCCGAGTCAACGGCATAGGCTGGTTGCGTCTTTGCCATTTCCAGGCAGTGCGCGAGTAAGCGCGTGCGAAGGTCTGCGCTCGTGGTCATGTGCGTGTCTCCCGATGCGGCCAGTTCGCAAAGAACATCAACGGATCGGTCGGGTCGCCCTTGTACTGCTGCGAGTCCCGATCAAACCATAGGCTCACCGATGGCTCCGCCTCGCCATTGCGTTGCTTGCGGCACAGAATCATGGCATCGGCCTCTGTTTGCTTTGTGCTGTGCGATCCCTTGTTTTTGTAGTCGTCCTCTTTGGCCTTGTTGCGCCAGATCATCATCACGTTGTCCACAAGATCGGTTATCGCCCCCGACCCCTTGTTGTCGTACTTGTCGGGTACGTGGTTCTCGTTCTGCGGCTTGCGCGTGTGATGAATTATGTGAACATGAATTGCATTGTCGCGAGCTAGCGCGGTTAGCTCATCAACGAATTCTTTTTGTCCGTTGTAGTCGTCCTCGCCCATCACGCATTTCATCAGGCTATCAATCACCACATGGGTTACGCCTAGCTCCTTGGCGCAGTAGCGGGCCATGCCGATCACCTTGTCGGCGGTTACCGTTCCTTGCTGGTCGTACATGTAAAGCCCCGAAGACCACTCGCCAAACTCGGTAAACAACTGTTCCAACGCCCTGATGCCTTCTTCCTGCTGGTACTCCGGCGAAAATGGGTTAGTGCCTGCATACATCCTTGCAAGCCTGGTTATCGTGGTCTGCGGCTTCATCTCAAAGCTGGCAATCACAACCTTTTCATCCTGCCCCAACAGCGATAGAACCACCTGACTGACCACTTGCGTCTTGCCGTGTCCGTTCTGCCCTGCCCACAATGTAACCTCACCGGCCCGGAAGTTGAACACGTCGCGGGTCTTGTCCCACGGTAGAAAAATCTTTTTTGTCCGGTCGGGGTTGCGTAGCCGCTCGATCAGGTCCGCAATCCAAGCTGACGCGGGCCTTACCTTTGTCGCTGCGTCCGTCTCTCTCAGGTATTCCGAAAAGTCGATGTTGTCGGTGAGGTACTCCGCCACGGTCATGCCTCCACTTCTACGGGTTTGCGCCAGATGTGCGCCCAGCCGGGCTGCGTGTAGCCCTTCTCGTCACGCTCTACGCACCCTGCGGCAACCGTAACCGCCCCGGCTGTCTGGCAGGCCCTTGCAATAGCCTTCGCGCGCTTGATCGTGCTACCGATGATGCTGACAGTGATGCCGTTCGCAAAACGGAAGTCCAGCATATCCACGGTTTCAGTCGGAAGTATCTCCACGGTCGCATGGTCCCGGTGTTCGAACCAGTTCACGTCGCAAGCGTAGTCGTTGATAAACACGATTGCAGGCGATACGCCGTTGCAGCGCATAGAAATGATTGCGTCATGGCCTCTCATGGCTAAATTGCCCCGGCGAAGATGTTTGTCGCTGGCGCTGTTCCCTCATCCTCCCACCGGCGCTGATTTAAATATGTGGCAGGGTTTGGCACGTACTGCCCGCTTTCCTTTTTCCAGTCGTCAGACTGCGCTTTTTGCCCAACATGCCGAAGGATGTCCGGCAGTTCCCCATTGATCCGCTGCGACTTGAATGCTTTGACTGCTGCTGGCTTGGCTGTTTTCTTTGGGTATGCCGACCAGAACTCAGCGAAGCCGTCAGGCGCAGCGGATGTCTCTGTATTCTTTGGGTTAGTTGGGTTAGTTGGGTTAGTTGGGTTAGTTGGGTTAGTTGGGTTATTAGGTTCGGTTTGGTTATGTTTTGAAACCCGCTGGGTTTTCTTCGGCCTGCCGCCTAGCTTTCCGTTAGCTATCGAATTAGTAGCATGATGCTTGTATGCCGACAATTCAATGTTGCAACGCTTGTGATTTATGCGCTCACCCATCGAAAAGAAGTCTTTTAAGACACTTTCAACGGCTGTTTGCTCGTCCTGGGTTCTTGCTGCTAACCTGCGGATAACCCACTGGGTTTCACCTGGGATATTTCCATCCTCAAGATAATACAGGTCAAGCAGTTGGCGGTAGACGCCATGCTCTAACAGAGACAGGTGCGCCGTGTCGCGCCGGTAGTCGCCGATGTTGTGACGGTAGTAATGCAAGGAGACTTCCGATACTCCCGATGAGAAGAACTTACGGCAGGCGTCGGGTTCGCTTTTCGGTGCAGGGATCAATCCGCACCTATCCGGGTTCAGGATAACAGTGTAAGCCATTTCCTACTTTTGAATCTGTCTGTGCGTTTGCGAACACACGATTTTTAACAAATTTTTTTCTATAAAAGCGAGCGATCCGCTTCTCCCTGCTCGACAAAATAACACCCCCCGAACGGGTTATGCGCCCCAAAGCTGCGTGCAGAGAATGGTGCCTTTGCCTCTTTCTTAGGCGGCTTTGGCTTGTCCACAATCGCGCGCCAGCCGGGTATCACTGAAAACCGCGACGGGAATGCTTCGCGGTCAACGGTCGCCAGTCCCATCGCGACAGCGCGCGACAAGTATTTGCGGACGTTCGTCATTTCGACGCATGGGTAATGCGCCCACGTTTCGCGGTACGTCATCGGACCGTGGTCATCGAGGATCGCAAGCACTGCGCGGATATGCTGACCTACCGGCCTCATTTTTTGCCCTTTGGCTTCGCTTTGCTGTACGCCGGTTGATTCACCACCTTGTCCAGCATAGACGCAGCAGTAGCGACTACCTTCCGCCCGCTCGCGGTAAGTTGCCCCTCTTTGCGCGCCTGGATTGCGACTTGCTTTGCCGATGCGTGATGCGACCTGCGACCGTCTAGGTACAGCGTGAATGCGTTGTTCTGTGACGCACCGGGCGTGCGGTGGTACGGTGTCATGCTGCTGCGAACATGTCATCTTGCGACTTCTCTTGCTTGACTTCGTCAAGGTTCCGGCAAGCAATATCAAAGTACGATTCCTTCAGTTCTGCGCCGACAAATTGACGCCCCATGCGCAGCGCAACAACGCCTTCAGATCCTATACCTGCGAATGGAGAAAACACTACATCGCCTGGATTACTCCAAAGGTCGATACACCGCTCTATAACATCAAGTTGCAGCGGGCAGATATGCCTCTCCTCGTGCTTTTCCTTTGCCAACTTGTAGTTCAGGACGTTTGTTTGATTGATGTCAAACCAGACAGGCGATGCGTACCGCTGCCAAACTGCAATCGAGAAAAGCCGCGCTTTTTCAGCTGCATCACGACCGCGTGAAATTTCCTTCGCTGCAGGCCGATATTGAGTCGATCCAACGTAATCACAGAACCGATCGCCGCCCGTTGTCACCGGGTCCCACTTGTCCTCATCTGCCCACTTGCGCATTACGATTATGTAGTCCGCCATACCCTGCCTGGATGCCGCGCTATCCTTGCAAAGCTGCTTGTAGAGTAAGCCGTGATTTTTGGTCCGCTGCATCTCGATTACCGGGTCTTTCCAAATCGTCACGCGGGAATGGTATTGCCAGCCTTTCGACTCATACATCTTGATGATTTCTCCCGGAAAGTCGCGTAGTCCAGCGGCCCCGTCACGGCCCTTGTACATTGGCAGGTCTTTGCAATGAATCGCTGTCAGACGGCCAGGAGTAGTGATCCTGTGCAACTCGTCGGCAAGGTAAGAATAGTGCTCCATGAACTGCCCGTCGTCCGTGCTGTTGCCCATGTCGAATTCAGAATCCGAATAGATGTAGAGGTTAGAAAACGGCGGAGAGTAGACGGAAAAACCGACAGAATCCGATTCGATCTTGCGTGCGACGTTGACGCAATCTCCGTGGTGCAACTTCCAATGCTCACCTGACTCCAGGCCGAAATATGGCGTATCGTTCACGCTGACTCCTTTTTTGTGAAAGGCTGAAATTGCCTTGACCATCTGAACCTTCATTACCTTGTGCGCGGCCTCCTTGTCTTGGATGATCGACAGTATTGAACGCTCAGAATCTGCTGCCATCACGTAGCAGTTAACCTCCTGCGTCTGCCCGAAGCGCCAGCATCGACGGATGGCCTGGTAGTAGTCTTCGTAGCTATATGACAGGCCAACAAAGGCCATATTCCGGCAGTGCTGCAGGTTCAAACCCATCCCGGCGATTGAAGGCTTTGTTATAAGGACGCGGACCGACCCATCAATGAATCCGTCAAGCGTTGACTCTTTTTTGTCGATTGAGTCAGTTCCGCGAAGATCAACCGCATCAGGGATTAATCCCTTGAGCGCGTCGGCCTCATAGTTTGTGTTGCACCAGACTAACCACGATTCATTGTTGCCATTGACGAGGGTTGCGACTTCAATTGCGCGGCGCGCGGCCGTCAGACGCCCTTCCTTGTGAATCGATGTCGCATTGATCGTGACAGTGCGGAACAACTCGCCTTCGACTGGTGGTAGTCCTTCGGTCGATACTTCAACAAACGACTGGCGCAGCTCTGGCAGGATGTATGCCGAACCGTCATAGCCAATATCCGCCGGGTTTCCGACGCACATAGACCAACTTGCACACCACTCCCAAAACTTTTCTGAAGCATGTGGCCGCAAGACGTATGCGCCAGCCTCCATCGTGTCGTTCTGGAAAAACCGCATGATCATCTCATTTGACGGCATGACTCCTAGAAATTCGGCGTGGTTGCCAAGCTCAAGATAGTCATTAGGCGATGGCGTAGCCGTGCATGCCAGCCTGTATTGCAACGAGCTGCAGTCGTCGATCAATGCGCGCTTCGTCTTGCCCATGTAGCTCTTTAAGATGCTCGATTCATCCAGCACTACGCCGACAAACGTCGATACATCGAAGTGTTGCAACATCTCGTAATTGGTGATGTTGACGCCCTGAACGACCTTCGATTGTTCGCGGCAGTAGTTGATACTGACGCCGAATTTAGCGCCCTCATGGACTGTCTGATGAGCCACACACAGAGGCGCAAGAATCAGCACATTTCCGCCCGTATGGCTCGCTACTTGTCGCGCCCATTCAACCTGCATCGCAGTCTTTCCAAGGCCTGTATCCGCGAAGATCGCAGCGCGACCTAATCTGCACGCCCATTCCGTGATCTCACGCTGAAACGGAAATAACTTATCGCTCATGCCAACCGGATCAAACCCGTAGACAGGCGGCACGATAGCCTTCGATGTGATGAAATCCTCGTAGTTCATTTGCGCACCTTTCTACGCATAGCAGACTGGTGCAGATTGCACAAGAGCGTGCCTGCCGTGAAGCTGACATTTTTTTGCCTGCCAGTCTTTAAGTCATGGACATGCCCCGCAGACGCTAAGCCGCACCTGTCGGCGATAGCTTTCAATGTGTAACCGCGCTCCAGGATTTCGGTGATGATGGTTTGAAAATTCATGGCGTAAATGTAGCGCGCTTTTAATTTCGTGTCAACGTAAATTATATGTTGACAGTGTTCGGCATTACGACTACAGTAGACACATCGCAGCAAAAAACCAAGGGCAAGCGACACGGCCCGTATCAGATCGATGCACGAGAGGGTTTATCGGATGTTCCGCGCGGTGCGATAGGCGTAGCAACACAAACGGAGATTGCCAGATGAAGCAAACGATTGTCAGCCGATGGGATTCGAGCCTCGCGCTGATCGACATGCACGCAAAGCTGTATCCGGCAGATGCGGTTGCGAAACAAGCTGACGAGGTGGCAGTATGACTTACAACGAATCATCGGCCTTTGCGTACCTGCGCCAGGCCAACCGCGACGAGAGCGTGATCGGAGCACTAAACGCGCTGCTGTCGGCACAGCCAAAGGGCGAAGAAGACCGCGAAGGCACCACGGCGTGGCACCTGCTGGTTTGTATCCAACGCATCGAAGAATATAGCCCTGAGCTGGCCCCCGACCTCGACGCTGTTGATGCGAAGTACGAACGCTACGACCGCGCCGACGAAGGTGTGCAGCTTGACCACCTGACACAGCGCGAACGCAACAGCCTTTTTTCGGCACTGATGGGGCAATAAGCATGAACACACGCCGCCATCCACGCACCATGGCCGAAGCCTTCGGCCCGTACACATCGCACAACCTGCAGCCGATGCCAGAGCCGCGCCGCCGTATCTGGCAAGACATCGCATTAGTCATCGCGGGCATTCTCGCCGTGGTCGTAATTTTCACAACAGGAGCATGAGCATGAGCAATCTTCAAATAGCAATCATCGTGTTTTTGGCAATCGTTGCCGGATCAATCGTCGCGCTTGCCCTGGTTGATGCGAACGTGCGCAAGTCAGAGCAGGAGCAGGACGACAAAGAGCAGCTGGACGCGGTATCGCGGCCCGCAGCGCTACCGCGGCGCAGGGCTGGTTCGGCATGGATGGGCGACTAACTTTTAATCAACAGGAGAACGACATGGCACACACATTTAAGACGACCGCGAAGGTCTGGATTTCCGGCTACTCGCCGCATGACGCGGAAAGCCTTCAACTCGCAACAGATATTTGCGGCATGACATTGTCAGAACCAGATATGAACCTTGGCTTAAGTCCAAACGCGTTTACACATGTCGGAGAGGCTGACGTAACCATCACCATTGCAAACTCAGATCAGATCATTGGCGGCAAGGTCGCCAGTTTGCGTGCGCAGCTGGAAAGTGACCGCGCCGACTCTCAGCGCCGGCAGAACGAATTGATCGACAAGATCAACAAGCTGGAGGCGCTGACCTATGAGCCAGCAGCAGTTTGAGCAGCAAGGCCACCACTGAAAGAGAACCATGGAAATCGAACTACTGGAGCCCGAGCAATCCACCGCCCTGACCGTGACCGAGCGCGCAGCTGTTGCGCTGAGCTCCGACAAGGCCCGCACCGAACTGGCCGCCCTGGTCAAGAAGTCGGCAGCGATCAAGGAAGTCAAGAACGCCGCCGGTCGGGATGAATGCCACGGCGCCGCGATGGTGCTTGTCAAAGCCCGCACCACGATCCAAAAGACAGGCAAGGCGGCGCGCGACGATGCAACCCAGTTCTCCAAGGCTGTGATCGCTGAGGAAAAGGAACTGATCGCCATCACGCAGGGTGAAGAAGATCGCCTGCTGTCCCTGCGCAACACCTGGGACGAAGCCCGCGCCGCCGAGAAAGCCGAAGCCGAGCGCATCGAGCGCGCCCGCATCGAGGCGATCGTACTGCGCATTGCCGACATCCGCGAGTGTGCAGTGCTGGCCAGCCAGTGCCGCACGGCTGCCGAAGTTGATGCGCTGATCCAGAACCTGGCCGGCGATCCGATGGAGGGTTTCGAGGAATTTAGCGATGAGGCCGATGGCGTTCGCACCAAGTCACTCGCCCGCATGATGGACATTGCCGGCGAGAAGCGTGAGCAGGAAGCCGAAGCCGCCCGCGCCAAAGCCGAGCGTGAGGCCGAAGCTGCGCGCCTGGTGCAGGAGCGGGAGGAACTGGCCCGCCAGCGCGCCGAGCAGGCAGAACTGAACCGCCAGGCCGCCGCCCAGGCTGCCGCCACTGCCGCGGCAACACAGCTGGCCCTGGACGACATGCGCAAGGTCCACGAAGCCGACGTACAGCGCCAGCGCGCCGAACTGGCCGCCGAGCAGGTGCGCATCACCGCCGAGCGCGAAGAACTGCAGCGGCTGCAGTTTTCCGCCCGCCAGGCTGAGGCCGGCCGGCTTGCATCAGAGGAAGTCAAGGCCCTGCGCGAAGCCGTAACCGGCGTCGTGTCCGAGCCCATCTTCCAGCAGGAGGATGGCGGCGAACTGCTGGATGCCAAGCCAGCGCCATACGTTGACGCCGACGAGCCCAGCGACGGGGAAATCATTGCCGTGGCCGTGGCCGCTGTTGTCACTCGTTTTGGCATGACTGCCAATGACGCCATCAACCGGCTGGCCGAGATTCAGGAATGGACAGTCACCGAAGGAGAAGCCGCATGAACGCCGCATTGAAAGAAGAAACCATCACTCTGCTGGACGACGAACCGGCGCAGCAATACCAGGCGCCAGCGCTGCGCCAGGAGAGCGCCATGGCCATGACCAGCCCGCAGAACATGCTGCGCCTGGCGGTCGAGCGCGGCGCCGATCTGGATCAGCTCGAGCGCTTCATGGCGCTGTCGGTCCAGCACGAAAAGCGCGAGGCAGAGAAGGCCTACAACGTCGCCTTCGCAGCTTTCAAGGCTGAGGGCGTCAAGATCCTGAAAAACCGCAACGTCACTGCCGGCCCACTGAGCGGCAAGAAGTACGCCGAGCTTTTCGCGGTGGTCAACGCCATCACACCAGCCCTGTCCAAGCAGGGCCTGTCGTCCAGCTGGCGCCTGTCGATCGACAAGCCTGATTGGATCGAGGTCACATGCACGATCAAGCACATCGACGGGCACAGCGAGTCGGTCAGCATGGGCGGCCCGCCTGATGCCGGTGGCGCGAAGAACGCCATCCAGGCGCGTGCCAGCACAGTGTCGTATTTGGAACGCTATACCTTGAAGGCGATCGCTGGCGTGTCCGAGCAGGAGGACGATGACGACGGCAACGGACGCCCCGACCTCATCCCGGTCGTCCTTCTGCAGGCCGGTCAGTCTGCAGCGGCTGCAGGGTGGAATTATCTGGTCGCGTGGTGGAGACACCTGACGCCAGCGGAGCAAGCGCAGATGGCCAGTCAGATCGACCAACTCAAACGGGACGCCAAGGCCGCCGACAAGGCTAAGGGAGAAGCAGCATGATCATCAAGCCAGCCAAGTACCACCTTGAGCACTTCGACGACGAGCAGGGGACACCGGAATGGAAGGCGAATCGCCGCGGAGCCATCACCGGCAGCAAGTTCGGCGATGCGCGTGGTCGACTCGCCGACAAGGCTGAGAAAGTCGACAAAAGCGGCAAGGTAACGCCGGCCGTTCGTGGCGACTTCAACGCCAAGGCCAAGCTGTATGCGCTGAACGTGGCGCGCGAGCGATGCGGCGGCCAGGCGCCCGAGATTTTCCAGACGGGCTCCATGCGGATCGGCCGCGAGCAAGAGGCAGTTGCCCGCGCCGAATACGAGCGTGTGCGCAATGTGCTGGTCGAGCCGGTCGGGTTCTTTCGCACGATCGACTGCCTATTCGGTTTGAGCCCCGACGGTCTGATCGGCGACGACGGCGTGCTCGAGGTCAAAGTCATGGTGTCGAGCGACACGTTCTACACGTCGGTGGTTGAGAGTATCACCGACGAATTCATTGACCAGTGCATCGGGTACTTGTGGCTGCTGGGCCGCAAGTGGGTCGACCTTGTGCTGTGGACCCCTGACATGGCCGACCAGGGACTTGGCATGATCGTGATCCGCATTGACCGCGATGAGGGAAAGATCGAGGCGCTTGAGGCTGATCTGATGGCCTTCAACGGCCTGGTGAGCCAATACGAATCGGGCATCCGCAAGAAGATTGCGGAGATCAAAAAGCAACGGCTGGAAGCGGCCACAACTGAAACGAAAGAGGTAGCCTAAATGACAGTCCATGTATATGCAAAAGCCACGCTTGGCCGCGATGCCGAACTTCGCAAAACCGGCGAGCAGTCGGTCACAAACCTGTCCCTGGCCGTCAGCTACGGCAAGAAGGACGCCACCACCGGCAAGCGCGCAACCCAGTGGATCGACGGGGCCCTTTGGGGCAAGCGCGCCGAAGCCATGGCGCAGTACCTTGTCAAAGGCCAGGCCGTGCTGGTGAGCCTCGATGATGTCCACATCGAGCAGTACACCACGCGAGACAACACCACCGGCTCCAAGCTGGTCGGGCGCGTGACCGACATCGAGTTTGCCGGCCCGGCGCCGCAGCAGTCGGAGGGCGCGCCGCCCCAACGCCCGGCACCACCACCCCAACGCCAGGCGCCAGCACCGCGCCAGCAGGCTGCAGCGGCTGCGCCTACGGGGTTCGATGATATGGACGACGACATCCCATTTATCACTCAGTCCATGACCTACGACATGCAGCCCAGCAAGGCTCGAAGGATGTTGCGCGGTGACTTCTAAAACCTGCTTCAAGTGCAAGGTAGCAAAGCCACTCGATGGTTTTCACAAACACCCGAACATGAAGTCTGGTTACGTGAATATCTGCATTGACTGCAAGAGCGCTGCCCAACGCAAACAGAGAGAACAATCCGTGACCATCAAACTGTCCGAAGCCGCCCGACGGCGCATTGGCGTGGACCCGATGCCAGAGAAGCGCGTGCGCCACCAGCACGAAGCCATGCCACCGGAGAACAACCTGTGGAAGCGCGACGTTCTGACGGCGGCCGACATGGGCGTCGTCCACCAGCGCGCGGGCTCTGACTTGGCTGCCAGGCTGCCCAGCCGTGGGCCCTTCGCATCATGAGCAACCCAAAATCCCCCGAGTACGTCCACTACGGCCTACGGGCTGCGCAGATCGCCGTCGAACTCGCAAACGGTAAGCGCGACTACTTTTCTGGCGAGCCTGGGATCACGATGCAAAGGCGCACGGAACTGGAGGCGGAACTGGCAACCATCAAACTGCGGCGCGAGGAATACCGGGTGGCGCACAGCGATACCGCGGCCAACGCCAAGCGCAAGCAAATTGAAATCCTGACCAAGCGGCTGGAGGGCATGGGCCTGGGGCATCTTGTCGAGGAAGCCAGGGTCGAGGCGCTGGATCAAACAACCGCATGTTCGCCGCG